TCGCCGATCTCGATGGTGACGCGCTGGCCGTCCTTGTCTTGGCCGCCGGTGAGCGTGACGGTCTTGCCCTCGGCGTCGGTGGTCACGAAGCTGCAGCCGTGGCGGATGGTGCGGGTGGTCATGGTGAGGGGCTCCAAAAGAAGCGCCCGCCGGCGGCAACTGCGAAAGTCGATACCGGCGGGCGCGAGGCCTCCTGCCCAGGTCGCTCAACCAGGCAGAGGAGGAGACAACGGGTCAGGTCTTGGCGGGTGCGGCGGGCACGACGCCGGCGGCCTTGAGCGCGGCGGCGACGGCGCTGGCCACCATCGCGGCCATCGCCTCGTTGGCCTCGGCCTTCTTCTTGTCGACGACCTCGGCCTGCGCGGCCGCTGCGGCCTTGGCGTTGGCCTGGTTCTTCTTGAACTCGGCCAGCGCCGCCTCGGTGGCGGCGCGCGCCTTGCCGCCGCTGGCCAGGTCCATCGCCAGCTCGTGCTCGCACTGCTTGAGCACGGTGCCTGCGTTGACCTCTTCGCCGTCGATCTTGGTGTTCTCGACCACCAGCATGTCGATCGGCTTGCCCTTGTTGTTGAACATGGTTCGCTCCTGTGGAGTTGAGGGGTTTGTCGCCGGTGCTGATCAGACGGTGAGCGCGTCGTCCATCGTGGCGAAGTCGGCCGGGCGGCGGCAGCCGGTGTCGATGAACGCGTTGAGGATCAGCCGGTTGAGACCGTTGACCGCGATGGTCATCTCGTCGACCAGGACCTCCACCGCCCCGAACGTGGCCATGACGAACATGGGCCAGTTGGAGCCGAAGATCAGCGAGCTGCACACGCCGGAGCTGGTGCCCTTGGTGAGGTTGCTCGGCACGTTGTTGGTCACCTCGGCGCGATAGCCGTTGAGCGGCTGCGCACCGTTGTCCCAGATGAACGGCAGGTTCGTGGCCTTGATGGTCTGCTTGGTCCAGCCGCGGGTCTTGGTGTTGACCAGGTAGCCGCTCGCCGCGTCGGGCTCGGCATTGACGTTGGCACAGGCCGACTCGAGGCCGACGATGTGGCCCCAGTTGATCTGCGCGCCGTTGGTGCCGCCCACCACCGAGCCGATGCCGGCAGTGTTGCGGATGCCGCGCGGGTTGGCGCCGGAGCCGCTGCCGTTGATGGCGGCGTTCTCGAACTGCACGAGGTACTCGCTCATCACGTCTTGCCGCAGCATCGGCTCGACCGCAAGCGCCGACTGGATCACCGCCTGCTTGCTGAACTCGATGTAGCCGCCGATGCGCTTGGGCGTGAGCGAGACCTTGCTGGTGCCGGGCTGCGTCTCGGTGAGCGCGGCCACTTCGGTCACGAACCCGAGCGAGCTGCCGGTGGACTTGCGCGGCATGTCGACGTTGCTCGTGAGGCCCATGAGCATGGTGACGCCGAGGCGACCCATGACCAGGCGATTGCGCAGCACGTCGGCGAACAGGTCGGGCCGCAGGTTGGTGGCGATCAGGTTGCCGGCCTCGCCGGCGGTGCCGGCGGTGAAATCGCGCTTGGCGAACACGTCCCACGGCAGGAGGACGCCTTTGCTGCCGGTGCCGAACATCTTGCAGTTGGCCTCGTGGGCTTCGCGCTCGAGGCCGGCGCCATCCCACTTGTTCTCGATCAGCGCACGCACCGCGCGGGCGATGCTGTAGCGGTCGATCTCTTTCTCGGACATGCCGATGTGCGCGCCGCGCGTGTCGGAGTGCTTGACGGTCATCTTCTTCATGACCAGGTCTTGCACCTGCTCGACGCTGTGGCCCTTGGTGCAGGCTTCCTGCACGTCGGCGAGGGTCAGGTAGCTGGCGTACTTGACGCCGAGCTCGATGATCGCGTCGCGGCGCTTGACGTCGAGTTGCTCGGCCGTGGGTGCGGCCGGCTGCGTGGTGGTCGTGTCCTTGTCCACTTGCTTCTCCTGCTTGGGTTGGGGTTCCACCGTGGTGGTGGTGACGGTGGTGGTTTCACTACGCTGATCGGCCACGACGACGCTCCGACCGACGCCGACAGACGGGTCCGCGGCCACTGTCACCATCGACAGCTCGTACGGCTCCCAGTCGGTCACGCGGTAGATCGACTTGTCGTCGTTCTCTTCCTCCAGGACCATGCGGTGGACCATGTAGCCCACGCTGACCTGGCGCAGCACGCCGTTGCGCACCTGCTGGAAACGCAGCTCGCCGTCGGCCGATGTGTCGAACCTGACCTTGGCTCGACAGATCTGGTCGTCGCCGATCTGCACGCTCTCAACCACGCCGATCAGCGCGTCCATCTTGTGGTTGAAGAGCAGCGAGGCCCCATCCCGCAGCCGGCCCAGGCGGATGGATGCAGCCTTGCAATCGAGGATCTCGTCGCCGTACCAGCGCTCGTACGGCTGCTCGCTGGCCCACGCGATGTCGACGGTGCGCTTCTCTTCGTCGAGCGCTTCGCGCAGCACGTTTGCAACGGCGCGCTTGAGCAGTTGACCGTTGAGCTCGCGGGTGAGGACCTCCGGCGTCTTGCGCTCGGCGCGTGCGATGGTCATGTCTTCTCCTTGCTGTCGCCGTCGTCGCCGGCGTCGGGTTTGGGTTCGGCTGCCGGTGCGGTGTCGAGCTCGACGCTGTGCTGCTCGCGGATCTCCTGCTCCTGCGCGAGCTCGATGACGTTGTCCTCGTAGTCGCCGCCCTGCGCGGCAACGACCTGGCTGCGCGTCTTGAACTGGTGCTTGATGGCGATCTCGTTGGCGTAGGCCTCGTTCTTCGGATCGACCCACTCCCAGCCACGGCCCTGGAAGGTGGCGCCGGCGAGAAACTTCTCGAGCTTGGCCGCCGGCAGCTTGGAGCCGTTGGGCAAGGTGATCGCGCCCTTGAGCAGCGACATCTCGAGCCAGTCGGTGAACACGACGCGCGCATTGGCACCGATGAAACGGTGGCCGAGGCCGCGCCAGTTGTCGCGCTCACCGAGCTCGGCAATTCGTGCGCTGCTGTAGTTGACGCCGGTCATGTCGCCGCTGAGGCTGTGGTGCGCCACGTCGAGGCCGGCGGAGAGGTCGTGCTTGTTGCTCTTGACGAACGGGTCGAAGGCTTCGCTCGGGTACTTGGCGTCGAAGGCCTTGACGTCGGTGATGCCCTTGGGCAGCAGCTCCATCAAGCCGGGCTCGACGTCGCTGATGGGCTCCTTGCCCTCCTCTTCGGTCTTGGCGCCGAGCTGGTTCGTCTTCACCGGGCCGAGATCGGAGTTCTCGCTTTGCAGATAGAAGCCCATGTGCGACGCGCCGACATGCGCGGCGTACACGGCCGACTCGATGAACTTGGCCAGGTGGTGCGCGCCCAGCAGCACGGCATGGGCCCACGGCACGCCGCGCGCCTGCTCGGCGTCGAGCATCACGTAGTCGTGCAGGAGGTCCTTGGCCGGCACGCGCTCGGCCTCGCGAGTACCGCGCGCATCGCCCGGGTTGGACTTGAGGATGCTGTAGGCGATGGGGCGGCCGGCGCTGTCGCGCTCCACGCCCATGCGCACCTCGTTGCCGGCCGGCGGCGTGGCGTTGTGGGCGATGTCGAGCCGGTCGATGGCCAGCAGCTGCAGCTGGTAGCCCCACTTGTTGTCAGCGCCGCGCAGGCGTTTGGTGATCGTCTCGCCGTCACGCGCGAGCAGCTCACCCTGCAGCTTGCAGACGTCTGCGTAGCTCAGCTTGCCGGTGACCTCGCAGTTGCCCAGCTGGCACCACTCGTTGTACGCGGCCTCGATAGCATCGTTGGCCAGTTTGTCGAGCTTGAAGACCCACTTGCCGCCTTGCTGGACCCAGTCGCCGCAGCGCATGCGCAGGCGGAAGCCGAACGGGCCGACCATGCCGTTGCGCACGAGCGTGAGGAACCGGCGGCCGGGCCCGGTGTTGCGCGACCACTGGCGCGAGCGCGTGCGCAGCAGCTGCAGCGACGACTGCAGCAGCGCGTTGATGCTGGCATCCCAGGTGAGCCAGCCGGCGGTCAGGCGGTTGCTCTCGGCCGCGGCGAAGTTGCGCGAGGCGCGCGCGTTGAACGGCAAGCCGACGCGGCCCATGGCGCGCTGCAGCTCCATGGCGGCGCGAAACTCCTGCAGGATCACGCTGCCGGGCTGGCGGGTGCTGCTCATCAGCGCGCCCGCAGGTAGATGCGGCCGCCGAGCTCTTGCCCGCTGCCGCTCTCGATCTCGACCTGGCGCTCGAGCTCGCGGATCTTGCGCAGGATCTCGCTGATGCTGTTGAACTCGAACTCGCGGCCGCCGATGCGGTAGCGCTTCTTGGCCGGGTTCCACGCGTTGAGCGCGATGCGCGCGTCGTCGAGCGCCTTCTGCGTGGCGCTGCGGCTCTCGAACGTGCCGGTGCTCGAGCTGAT